ATTATCCTTTGTAATAGTTTCTATGATTGACTTGTTTCTTATATCACCCGCATTATAGGTAATAATATCATAATTTAAATCCTTTAATATATCTGTTACAAATTGTGTTTTCCCTATCCCAGGATGTCCATAAACATATATACCCTTTTTAAATAATAAGTCGGATTTGTTTTTTTCAAAATTGTTTAAAATTTCTTTAATTTCACATGCTTGTGTAGTTCTTAATAATATGTTATTTATGTTATCTATATAACTATTGTTTTGTAATCTGTTTGTTTGTAATTGATTTGATAATTGATTTGGCATATTACTATATGTTACATTTTATTTTTATGTTCATTTTTTAACATATTCAAATAGAGTGTTTTTGCATTTCGTAGATGGTTTATCATTTTCTATCGACAAATATAATAAAAAATCTATGATATTCGCATATTTTTTATTTTTATATTTTATTTTATGATTGTGTTTGTGTGCATTTTTTGATGGTTTGTTTGATTTCATACCGTCAAAAAATAATGAATTATTTAACATATCTTGCAATGCAACATGATTATCCAAACGAATTATGTATCTAAAATAAGTATCCAGTTTTTTGCCAGTTTTTTTTATATGTGTTTGTATAGTTGTAGCATGATATTTGTCATAATGTGTCTTTGATAACCATGTCAAGACCTGATACGGTATATATTCATTTATGTTTCTGATAATTTCATCAGGAAAACATTGTATTTGAGAGAACATACACATACACTATATATTACAAATTATATAATTTTATGTGAAAATATAAAATCATATTACATATGTCAAAAATTTTACTATCTATTATGACGATGATTGCTGTGTTGTTGTATTAGACGTCGATGTTGCGGATGAACATGGATTTGGAAAATCAGGCCAAATACCATCCCATGTTATCCCATTTGTACTTGCCCAGTTATATTTACTACATAAACCAGTTTGTGTGTTTGTATACACGCTAGTATTAAAATTCATTCCAGTTGATGGTGTATTATTGATTGCATTAGGACAATTAATGTTGCCGTTTCCACTACAATCTCCTAAAGATTGTACGTTTACACAATTTGCACCATTTCCTGAAAAATCTACCCAATAATCAGGACATTGACCTATCATTGGTGGCCATGTATTACCAGAAGGATTTTTTACTAATAAATATCCTATTATTACTAGAATAATGACAAGAATAATTATAGCAATTGTCAAAACAATTTTTTGAAAACTAGCCATATTGTTTTGTGTTAATTTGTTATATGTATAGGTATATCTAGATATATTATATAAATATTAATATATATTTTTTTATATTTTCATTTTTATATATACCAAAAATTATAATATTTTATTAAAATAAAATCCAAAAAACAAACCATGAATTCAAAATCCAACTGTTTTTATAATTCAAATGGTCGCGTAGACATTAAATCACCTAGTACTCAAAATTTATTTAATTTATATGATAAAATACCAGCACACCAATGTACTACTTTTAGAAATCCACTCGAAGGTCTTTGGGAAGACACAGTATTAAGCAATACTTACTTTTCGAGAGAAAATTTAGAGATAATTCAAAATGCCATTCGCAAAGGAATATATGATAAAACAAATGGGCAATATATTATCGACAATCAAGACTGTGATTCATTAAAAACTATCATGCGTGGTGTGTTTTTAGAACATTCAGCAAATCAACCGTATAATATCACAGAACAAATTGTGGAATTAAATAAACTGGTGATCAATTTCTGTGTGCAACAAATATACAGTGAATTAAGAGCATATATTCAATATTTACATGATGCTAGTACATTAGTAGTTCCTATTGCTCCTCCAATATTATCCACTTTAGCAGATAAACAGCTGGAATTGAAACCATGGTTTTAATCTTTGGGTTTTGAATAGATATATTTTCGTATAACACATAATATATCTATAATATATGAACAAATATACATTTCCATTTACACCTTTGCACATTTAAAACGCCCATTATAGACGCTTAAAATTTTAATTATATTATTTTTAATCATGATTTTTTATTATCCTTTGTTATCTGGAAAAATAAAACAAAAAATTATTTACATTATTTTGTTTAGTGCTATTGTTCTTTTTTTTCAAATTTTTGAAATTTTTAATTGTCAATTCATTTTGGAAAATTTTAAAAATTTTCCATTTCATATTATGACTGAAATATCCGCATACATTCCTATATATTTATTATGTGATTCATTCTATAAAATATAATTTATTCAATTTCTAGTGCTAATGGTTTGGCTGTTGAGGTTGGTTTCACAACTTTTTTCACCTTTTTAACTGTCTTGGTTGTTGCAGAGTCTCTTCTCTCCATACTGTTACAACGAGACTCTTTGTATTGATTATATTCCAATAACAATTCATCCAATTCTTCTAACCACATGGTTTCAATTGTTTTTTTCTTGATATTTTCTAATTCTGTTTGTTTGTTTTGATATTCTTTCATTAGTTTATCTACATTTTCACTAGTTACACTATCCATCGTCATCTTAATCAAATAATTGAATCCGTTGCTAGTACCAGAACCAGATACTTCTGTTTCAGTTTCGGTGTTTTGTGTTTGTTGGCTCTGTGAAACATATCCTCGATCAGACAACATTTTAACAACGTCTGACTTGGATTTCTTTCTTAAATCAATGACGTCATCCAATATTTCTTTAATATAACGTGTTTTATTCGACAAAGTAACCAGTAATTTTTCAATTGCATCAATCATGTAGCTCTTTCTTGTCTGATACATTTCCAGTCTGGTGACATAATAATCATCGATAATATCTGAAACATGAGTGTATTTTTTCAACTTGTCTTTAGCATCAAACAAATTCATATTCGATGTTGAATTCGTTGTATAAAGTTTGAATGTTTTATCAATACCGTTGCATCCGTGGTCATGTTTTATGGCTTCCAACTCTGCAAGTTTTCCCTTGTTTAATGTTACAATAAACTCGACACTTGTATCTTTACTCATGTCATCATAATCTTTAATTAGAGGTGTTATTTTTTTGCCCGATTTATCTACACTATCTATCAATGATTCTAAAAACTCTTTATAATCATCGGTCCATGTTCCAATAGGTAATTCCGTAATACGAATTTTATCAGGACCTACAACTTCATATTTGCCCTTTATCAAAAACTTGGGACTTGTTGTATTGTTGGGTGTTGTTGTGCCATCACTCTGGATTTTAATAATGGTTCCTTTAAATCCTTCATAATATGGAATAAACTCTTGGGGACCTGCGGTTGGGGTAGCAGTGTCATATAGTTTGGTAAGTTTGTTCTTTAAATAATGAATAATTTCACTCGGATTGTAACACATGATGTCTGTACTAAAACCTGTGCCAATACCCTTTGTTCCATTCACTAAAATCATTGGAATAATAGGTGCATAAAATATAGGTTCTACTAAAAATCCATCATCATCCAGGTATTTCAAAATTGCATCGTCATTTTCACGATAAATCATGCGTGTGATTGGATTTAAATAGGTGAATATATATCTTTCCGATGCACTGTCTTTTCCACCTTGCAAACGCGTTCCAAATTGACCACTAGGAACCAACAGGTTTATGTTGTTTGAACCTACATAATTTTGCGCCATACCTACAATTGCTGCATTTAAACTAGCCTCACCATGATGATATCCTGAATGTTCTGAAACATAACCGGAAAACTGTGCTACTTTTATTTCTGTTGTCAGTTTCTTTTTAAACGCCGAGTATAATATTTTTCTTAAACTGATTTTTAAACCATCCATTAAATTCGGAATACTACGATCACAATCATATTTTGAAAAGTGAATCAACTCTTTGTTGATAAAATCATCATACGATACTTGTGATTTACTTGTGTCTAAATAACTCGTGCGATCATAATTTTCCAACCATTCTTTACGATCATCTGAACGCTTTTTATTAAACACCATGTCAATTGTATTTGAACTCGTAGTGTCCGAGAATTCGAAACCAACGATTTTCTTTTTCTCGAAATATTCACGAAACTCTTTTCCTGTACTCGTACCTAACCCTTTATAATATTTTATTTTCCACCCGTCTAGGCTTCCAGTTTGCTGTCCCTCGGTCTTCCAAGTTTCATATTCGCCATTATTGTAAAAGACTAATTCTTGATTACCTTTACGTGCTTTTAAAATCGGTGTATTCATGAAACCGATAAAACCAGGAATTTCCAATAGCGATCCCCATTCACATTCAAACATATTAATACCCAATCCCTTGATATGAGACCCATCATCGTCTTGATCTGTCATAAACAAGACTTTACCATATCTTAGATTTTTATGAACATCTTCAATGTTTTTGTATTTGCGTCCTGATTCCAAACCGAGGATTTTCTTTATTTCCGCGATTTCTTTGTTCTCCGATATTTTCTTGGTATTCTCTCCGCGAACATTCAGGATTTTCCCTTTCATTGGATAAACACCGATAATATTTCTGTCTTCCGATGATAAACCAGAAACAATACCTGCTTTGGCTGAATCTCCCTCACACAATATAATTGTACATTGTGCCGATTTTTCTGTTCCTGCCCAGTTCGCATCGATTAATTTCGGAATACCACGAATCGTTTTTGTTTTTGAACCGTCGGTTTTCTTTGCTGCTTTGTTTTCCTTGATTTCTGTTAATGCACATGCAGCATCCATGACACCCATCTTGGCAATTTTCTCAATGAATTTATCGCTTACTGTGCATGTGGATCCGAATTTGGAGGACGGTGTATTCATAAAATCCTTGGTTTGACTGTCGAATGCAGGATTCTCAATGTCGCACCTTAAAAACAATATTAGCTGTTCTTTAATACTATTTGGATTGACTGTGATTTTTTTCTTTTTTTCGATAAACGCACATAGTTTGCGTGTGATTTGATTTAAAATATACTCGACGTGTTTGCCTCCTTTTGATGTATAAATACCATTTACAAATGAGATCTGGATAAACTCATGGGTTGGAGAAAGTGCAACTGCATATTCCCACCGTATGTTTGTTTCATTTTCTTCATAAACACGTGGCGCATCTTGTTTGCTTCCAATGTACATGTCAATATATTGTTGGAAATTTTTCACTGGAATCGGTTGAGAATTGTATTTGATTTTCATTGTTTTATCTGTTACTGCTGCAATGTCATAAACACGTTTGCGCAACAATGCCACCATGTCAGGATCTAGGTTTGGCTTTCCGTTTAACCCTAACCCTAAACGTTGATAATCTGGTTTGAATGTGATTTTTGTATATGGTTTATTTTTGCATTTACTAATAACAGGCGGACAAATTTCATCGAGATTATTGCGAAAGGTTTGACAATATTTTAATCCACGGACGTGATCTACTGTTTCTATTGATCCAATGGATGACCAAATTAATACTAATTTAAAACCGAAACCATTTTTACCACCAACGATTTTCTTTTCTGTTTTATCATAATTGGTAGATGTACGTAAATGACCGAAAATCATCTCCGGAATCCAAATATTATATTCTGGATGTTTTTCTACGTCGATACCATTTCCATCATTAAACATCGTAATTGTTCCGTCATCGTCTATTTGAATATCAATATTAGATACTTCAATTGCATTGGGTATTTTGGAATCGACTGCTTGTTTCATTCTGATCACATGATCTCTACAATTTACAATGCCTTCATCGAACAATTTGTACAATCCAGGAATATAACGAATATTTTTTTGAATGATTTTGTCGCTTGTTTCAGAAAGAATCCATGCATCCGTATCGACTTCTTCAATAGAACCGATATACGTATCTGGATTATCTAAGATGTGTTGTTTGTCTGTCTTTTTTTGATATTTTTGTGAAAGATCGGTTGAGTTTGTTGTCATGTTTGCGGTTGTTGATAATAGTTAGTTTTATTATTTATTCTGATTTAAGCTGATTTTAGTTAGATTTGATTTTATAGTATATATATAAATAACCTATCAACTGATAACTTATTTTCAATTTTATTTTTAATTTGTTTTTAACGTTTTTTCATATAAGCGCGTATATATGAAAAATAATTATTAGAATAATATATGTATAATACAATGAAAAATATTATTCTAATTATATCTTCTATTATTCGACCAATTATTTCTTTACAACAGATTAATCCACAAATCAATCCACAAATCAATACAAAAATATGTATTAATTGTAAATATTTTATATCAGATAATGGTAACGGTATATTTGGTAAATGTTCTCTTTTTCCAACGAGTGAAGGCAAACTAAATTTGTTAGTTACTGGTAGTAATACAGATGAATACTATTACTGTTCTACAGCACGAAATTCAAATGATATGTGTGACGAAGAAGGAAAATATTACAAAAAAGAAGATAGTTAAAATGTGTAAATCTTCAAGGGTGTAAATAAAAAAGGTTAAAACTTATATCTCTCCTTCTCCCTCGATGACGGCAATACATTCTTCCATTGGGAGTCCTTTTTCAAATGCTACAACTAATCTTTGATATTCTTCCTTGTATTCATCTAAAATTTCCCATGCAATAAGTGCGGACCAACGAATATGATTCTGAACTTGATCTGGAGTAATACTAGGTTCAACAGAATTAATCAGTTCATTTAGTAAATTAACATCACCTGGATTACTTCCACTTGCTAGACCAAAATCAATACATTCTGCGACAGAACCAGCTAGACATACTATTGAAATTCTTGCAATATCGATTTGTGTAAATCTATTTTTGTTAACTTCATTTGTACCACTTATACCAGTTACATCACTCGGTCTTAGTTGAAAAAACTCGGCTCTATTACTAGGTTTACCTTGACTAAATGTAGCAACAGGTAATCCACATATATATCCTGCTAAAAATTTTCCGACGTTCTTTCTAACATGTCTTTTTCTACTTTCTTCATTTGTAACTAATTTACATCTATACAAAGCTTCACCAATAAGACCAGGAGCTATACTACCAATACCTACAAGTATAACCGGAAATAAGGCGGATGAATAACCTAATAAAAAACCAAATTCACCACCAACAGCATTTGCACTTAAACCACATATAGTACCAATGGCAACTGCAACACCCAAAACATTTTGATAAGCAAATCCGACATCGTCTAGTTTGAGGTTTGCGGGTTCAATATTAGTTTTAGCTTTTAACTGATAATTACTAACCATAAACCGCGAATCTTCAAAATTTCTAGAATTCCATTTTGATATTATTTCGTTGGATTTTATTCTCTCCAATTCAGATGTCATACGAATAGCATCGCCTGTATTTAAATAACCTAGTTTCGATCGAATTGTATTTGCTGTTAATTCTGTGTTTTTTTCTTTTGATTTGGACGATGTTTTTGATGTGGGTTGTAGTGTTTGTCTTGTTATTGGTATAAGCTTATTAATCATTTCTTCAGGAACACCTTTCGCTCTTGCTTCTTCTCTCAATGCTATTTCAATTTCCGATGCTTCTTGTCTAAGTTTTGCTGCTTCTTCCTTGAAACGATCAACCCTGTTAATTTCATTTTTTTCATTGTCTTGAGTAAATATCAAACTTTTAGAAAATTCACGAGTAGTTAAGATTTGCGTTTTAGAAAAAAATTGTCTATTTATAAATGCTATATTTGTTGATAAAATAGATAATACTATCCATATATTAAATTTCATTTAATTTATTAAAATTGTAGTTATACGTTTAAATCATTTTGCACCGCATTTAGTAAAAATAATATCATTCTATTATATAAATAATAGTTTAACAAAAATGAACTGGTTTTTTACTATTTACATTGCCATCCTTTTCTTCATTTTAACACCAAGTGTTCTTCTTAGATTACCTCCAAAGGGTAACAAATATACAGTTGCTTTAGTACATGCAATTGTATTTGCTATCATATTTCACTTTACATTTAAATTTGTATGGAAGAGATCTGTAGGTATTCCAACCAATATGAGAATGCAAATGCCAATGAAACAACCACAACAACAGATGCATATGCAACAATAATTACTACTGTAAAACACACAACAAACAACACATAACTACTGATAAATTATATGTTTATGTAAAAACATATAATTTTTAAAGATATACATATGTATATATGAATTATACAGATAAAGACAATATAGAAAACTATAATATAGAAATCCAAAAATCAACAAGTATTGATATTGCAAAATATATTTATAATAATTACAGTTTTACGTATAATAATGACGGTAAAGAAAAAGGAAGATTAAAAAGTTGTATCCGATTTTATGGTGAAGCAAAATCTAGATTAAACAATGGAAAATGCGAAAATGGGAATGAGAATAAAAATTTATTAAAAAATAACAAGAATGAATCAAATACTATGAGAATTGCTAAAATAATTAATACAAATGGTTTAGGTAAGAATACACGCTTTGGTAATGATTATACAAATCGAGGACCATTGATTACTTATTTAGGAACAACGGAAGGACAACCTGGTGGTAGTGGGGCTCCGCTTCGAAATAAATTTTGATTTCGATTCTGGTTGGTGGTTCTGTATAATATAATATAATTCAAAAAGAGTAAAATCGAATTTAAAATTTATTTTCTTTTTCTATTTTATAGTAGTCATGACAAGATACTCAAAAAATACACATGGACATTATGTTATTAAAGGTAAGACATATGAAAGATTAATGGGATCTCGTGCTGAAGTTTGGCACGGTACTGCGTATAAAACAAGTGGTGAACTTTGCAAACATCATCTAATGCAAAATAAGCACGGACGTATTGTCTCCAAGGCAAAGCACGAAACCGCCAAAAAGGAAAAGAGACTATTAAAAGCTGGTTATGGCACAAGAAAAGGAAAATTCGGTTATGTTAAAGTAGGAACTAAGCACCACCGTCGTCACCACAAGGGTACCAAAAAGCACTCAAGAAGAAGACGTTAAATTTTAAATCGTGTAAATGGTTTATATAGACGGGTTTTGTGTTTCACAATAATTACGCATGGGAATTATTGTGAAAAAGATATGGAAGTTTTATATTTTATAAGTAATTATATTCGATTGCAATAGGATAAGATATACATGTGCAACAGTCGCATTGTGGTCCTGAACATTCGCATTCAGGATCATTAGGTGTACAATTTGAAGAAACGGTAGATTGCATATCTGTATGTGATTGATCAATCATGATATGCATGGTTTTATGTAATTGTTTAATTGCGTCATGACTAGTTTCACCTGATGCTGATGCAGTACCAGTTACAGTGCTAGATTGTATATTACCATTATTATCCTTCCAATTATAAGTTATTCTATATCTACACGATGTTTTTATATTATTCACTCTGTGTTCCGATCCTTGTTGTGGTGCCATCTTTATATATTACACCTAGATTTTTATTTTCATTTGTGTTTCACAATAATTACGCATGGGAATTATTGTGAAAATATGTGAGGTGTTAATTATAATGCAGATGTATGTTGTATTGTATAATGTACTTTTTTATATTTGTTTGTAACATTATTTTTCAAATAGGCTCTAACATCATCATGAATTTTTTCTGAAGATGCATCATGTGCGTGTGCATATGCATTTCCTGTAGAACTAACCGATCCTGTATAAGTACCTGTTACTGTATCACCAGTTGGATCTACACCAGACCAACCAAGTTTATATGACCCTGTGTGATTACTTTTACCTGTAGAATCTCCTGGATCTGATATTTGAGGTGTTGGTAGTTTAGTAGTAACAGTTGCTCCAAAAAAAGAAACATTAGTAGCAGGTGACGTTATACCTAATTTATTGTCTGTTGCTATATAAACAGTTGCTAACCTTGTATTACTAAACGCATTGAGACCAATATAGGTAACACTATCTGGGATGGTGATAGAAGTCAATGCAACACATGATAAAAATGCATATTCACCAATACTAGTAACACCATTACCTATGTTTATATTTGACAAATTGGAACATGTAAAAAATGCGTAATCACTAATGCTAGTAAGACCACTAGGTTGAATAATAACTGTTGTTAGTGATGAACAATCATAGAAAGCTAACTGACTAATATTTAAACAATTAGTTCCTAAAATAACTGTATTCATACCAGCTAGTGGATTATTATGAGAAGGAGAAAAATTAAAATTAGGAATAATAGTGGTTTCATTACATTGATATGTAACACTTTCTCCAGTCACTACTTCTCCATACAAAAAAAATGTATTACCAAATACGTCATTAAAAGGATTAATATTTTGATAACTTGAATATACAACGTATGTTACAGCTGGATCATAAGTTACTGACATTTTTATACATTACACCAATATTTTTTATTATCCAATTTTATCAATCACCACTTTTTTCGCAATGTTTCGAATGATTTTTTCCTTGTTTTTCTCTCCATTCCCTGGTACGCCACCCATGGTTTCCATGATAATTTGATTGTATTCATCTGATTTTTTGGAATCTGGCTTTAAATAATCTGGATATTTCTTTTGAAATTCCGGCAACAAACCCAAATTTTTAGAAACAACGCTACTAATAACACTTCGAAGACGCTTTTTATCATCTTGTTCTTTCTGCCATTCATCGTCGTCTTTCACATATATGATTTCTCTCTTTACATCACTGCAATGAACTGGACGTTTATCCACATCCAACGCATTGAGGGATTTAATGATAATATTAGAAATTCCTTCAACATATCCTAGTTTTCCAATGCTTTCCAGATCAGATAATTGTAATTTTATATTATCAATAAACTCGGATAAATTCATAGCATCTTTGCATGTTTCATTCAAAAAAACCTGCAGATTAAAGGTTTTATTATTGCAGTTGGTTTGATTAATTGTGTTGTTACTATTATTATTTGTACCGTTCTTAATGATTTCTAATAATTCTGCATTTTGTTTCAGTAATGTCATAACAAGTTCTTTGTCGCATATATCCGATTTTTCTTTGATGT